CTACAAGGAACGGAAGCTCCCAAAGAAATTCGTCATCCACGGTGATGCCAAAGGAAGGGGTCTCGAAATGTTCGGGCAGAGCGTATGCACGGGAGGTAGGCGTTTGGTTATCACCGAGGGTGAACTCGATGCGCTGGCGGTAGCACAGGCTCAGTATGACAAGTACCAGAAGTTCTACCCTGCCGTCAGCATCCCAAGTGCCAGTCAGACGAATATCCTAATCGAGCAGCGGGAGTGGATCCGCAACTTCGATGAAGTCATTCTGATGTTTGACAACGATGAACCTGGGCAGAAGGCCGTTTCTGAAGCAGCCAAGATCGTCGGGTTCGATAAGGTGAAGGTGGCTACACTACCTGAGAAGGATCCCTGCGAAGTTCTCCTGAAGCACGGTAGCGATACACTGATGAAAGCTGTATTCGACGCACGTCAATATAGCCCCGCAGGTGTTGTCAAGGGTGAAGAGATCTGGGAACAATACAAGCAGCTGAAGTCTGTTGAAGCCCTCCCCTATCCTGATTGTGTCGGTGGGCTGAATCCACTGCTGAAGGGTATGCGTGACGGCGAGATTGTTCTGTTCACTTCAGGCACAGGTAGTGGTAAATCAACTGTTGTCAAGGAGATCATCCTCCATGTGAAGGAACAGACTGACGAGAAGATCGGTATTGTGTCTCTGGAAGAATCCATCGGTGATACGGCTCAGAAGCTCATCGGTATGCAACTCCGACAGAATCTGGAAGAGAATCCTGCTGAAGAAAAGCTTGAGCGTGAGGCATTCGAGAAGCTATTCAAGGATGAGAAGATCCTTATGCTGGACCACCAAGGTTCAGTCAGTGACGACAGTCTCATCGATAAGATTGAATACCTTGCATTGATGGGTTGCAAGAAGATCTTCCTTGATCACATTACCATTGCGGTATCTGAAGGTGCTGATGGTAAGACCGGTAACGAGGCAGTGGACTACGTCATGAGCCAGCTGTTGAAGGTCGTCAAGAAGCATAATGTGTGGTTGGGTGTCATCAGCCATCTACGCAAGGGTACTGAACGTAAGCCTTTCGAAGAAGGTTATCTACCGACAGTAGATGACATCAAGGGATCAGGCTCGATCAAGCAGATCAGCTTCGACATCATTGCGTTCGCCCGACACATGACACATGAGGATGCAGTGGTCCGTAATACAATCAACTTCCGGGTACTGAAGGCACGTAAGACTGGTCGGACTGGTGACGCTGGTTCTGCATTTTATGACCATGAAACTACTCGTCTACGTAAGACTGATATGATGGAGTTTGTATGATCTATGATAATCCTTATTGCCTACAATTATCACAATGGCTTGTGGATAGGTTCTATGATGATAAGGATAAGCTTATAAAAGAGCTTTCAGGTGAACTTTGTAGAATGCATCGAATGGGGTTGGCCTTCGCATTGGATCGTATTAATAAAACTGTGAAAGAAGTCGATAAGGCGAAGCCGAGATAGACATGATGGAGTTTGCATGACAGAGAAGGAAGAGCTTAGAAAGTGGCTGAGTGATCGCTGCCTTCGCCTGGTTCTAGAAGACGGTACGATGTGTCTGGTATCTACTCTTGATTGGTATAAATATGGTTTCGAATATGTGGATGAGGATCTTGGTGAGGAATTTGCATGAACAAAACCGAAGAGCTATTTCTAGATGAACTCAACCAACTACTACGCATGTATAAGGTTGAGCTCAGTGTGGATGACCAAACATTTCATATCAACGCATGGGCATATACTCAATTCAATTACAGGGGTGATAAGATCTCTGATTCAATCGATCTAGACCTAGGTAGCTGGACTAATGGAGAGTAAATGAAATCTTTTATTCATTATCGTAACAAGGATTCCCTGGCTTTCATCAAAGAGCTCGATACATTACTGATGAAGTATCGAGTATGTATCATTCTTGATAGCGATGAGGTATATGCCTACCGGGCGGGTAGTAAGGAAACAGAGATCGATATCTGTCTGGGCCGAGATTACACTGTACAAAGTAATGATAACAGGAACTAAATGAGTCCACTAGAATACTTGTCGCAAAAAGTAGGTACGGTGATACCTGCTTCCGACAAGGTATATAACGAGGGAGCACGACTACTTGCGTGTTCCCCTGACTGGGAGTTACACCTTGAACGATTCATTCAAGAATCCTGGAACACCCTGCTTAAGTACTGTGTCCGTAACAAACAATCTACTTACAGCGCATCTGTCAAACTTACTTTTGCTTCGGACCTTATCGGTAAGCGTATCGCACGGGATATTGGTGCAGACGAGACCAACATCAAGTCTACCCTTTCCCTCGGCGACCTTATGCTTGAGACCTTCCTCCAAGCAGAACTGATTGAGATCTTCCGAGAGTACGAAGGTCGTAGGGCACCCTATATGGTGCGTATTACAGGAGATGTTGATGCTATTCGGCCTGTGCTTATTGGTACTAGTTTCACTCCTCTGGACCCGATCCGTGGGCTTCGATCGCCCCTTACCAAAGAGCCGTTCATCAAAGGATGGCACAATGCAAAGAAGTTCCATGAGTACCTTGACGCGCCCTTCGTCCGGGCACTCAACCAACTTCGCAATCAAGCATGGAAACTTAATGAACCTGTATTCAAAGTTCTGATGCAGAATCCGCCAGAAACCTCAATGGATCTGGTTGATGAAGATGGTGTCATCTATACGTATCACTTCGATCGGTCGCACAAAGAGCTACCTGAGAAGCTAAACCATATGGATGGCACTCCTTTCCTTGGTCAGAAGGATGCAAAGCTTCAGCGTCTTATGAGCAAGATGTTCGAGTATAATCAAGTAGTGGCGAAAGCCCAGATGGTGAAGGAGAATGGTGGTGTCTTCTATCAAGAAGTGTCATGCGACTACAGGGGGCGAGTCTACTATGCAGAGCCATTCCTTGAATTCCAGGGAAGTGATATCTCTCGCTCTCTGTTCCTATTTAACGAAAGCAAGCCGGTTGGCAGTGATGGAGCATTTTGGCTCTACTGTCACGCAGCTACCAGCTATAACGAAAATTTCACTATCGGTCAACTTCGAGGACTCGAATGGACAACAACAGATTACATTCAGTATCTGAAGAAGGAGGGTCTAGACACGATCAGTGTGGACAAGATGACCATCCAGGATCGGTACAATTGGACAAAGGCCTCCTTGTCGAGGTTCATCTGCCCTACGTCGAAGGGACCAGTCTTCCAGCCGAATGCCGAGAAGCCCTACGCCTTCCTAGCTGCACTGTTAGAAATCACAGGGTATCTCGCGGATACTGGATCATACAAGTCTGGCTTACCGATCCAGATCGATGGATCCAACAATGGTAAAATTGCCTGCCATTGTAAAATTGCGTGAACTCAGGGAACCTCTCTGAAACGAGACAATCCTGATCCAAGCCTCAGTAATGAGGAAGGAGCAACGACTATCCCGAAAGGGAGTACACCCAAGTGGGTGGAAGCGCGCAACACCGAAAGGTGAAGATATAGTCTGACCTGTATAGTGATATACAGCTGCCTGATAATTGTAAGAGGCGGGTTGAGCTTAACGAGCTCAGCTGAACATGATGTGTGGCAGCATCTAGCCGCTATGTCGAAAGACAAGCATGCCGGGGCACTGGTGTCCCTAACCAAATCACCGATACAACAAGACTTCTATGTGGCCGTTGCAAAGGATCTTGTCAAGATGATGCCTGATTGGTTTGACGAACGGAAGATCCCTATGAAGCATATCCGCAAGGGTATCGCCAAGCGTGGGGCCATGACTAGAGCATATAGTGCTGGCAAGACCAGGATTGCCAAGAATATGTATGATGACTGCCACGTTGAAGGGTTCACCGTCAAGTATAACATTGACGAGAACGACTGCGAGATACTGGCAGCCAATCTAATCAAGGCAATCAATCAAGTATGTGCCGGTCCACTGAAGACCACCAAGTTCCTTCAGAAGATCGCCGAGCATGAACTGAATGCCGGTCGTAAGTTCCTTGAGTGGCACACACCTAGTGGTTTTCCAGTCATCTACAAAGC